TATGTCGCCAAGTTGTTCGGATTGTTTTGTTGTTGGTTTTACAACATCGTAAAATCCGATTCCTTTTAAATCTTCATCTGACATATAATTGAACCCCAAAATATTACCCCAAGTTTTTGGAACTGAATTGTAAGTCTTAATTGTACCGTTTAAGTTTATTCCCTTCATTTTATTTTATTTTTAAGATGGATCTGTGTCGCTTGTATATGTCGCAACTGAATAAATCAATATTGCATCCGAATCGTTGTCATCAACACACACCACTTGAATATGGTTTGAAGATGCACCGTCGTAAACACCGCTTCCCGCTTGGTTAATTGCTGAAGTTGTAAAGTCATCCGCCATTGTAATGGTTTGCGCTCCCGTTACAAGAATATCAATCACTTGTCCCTTCTTGATGTTTTGAATGTTTAATGTCGTCGCACCGGTAAGTGCTGAAGTCAATTCAAATATTCCATAAGAAGACGCGTCCAAGTTAATTGTTCCGGTTGTTGTTGCAATGTCTTGTTTTGCCGTAAAACGCGCCGCAAGTTGATCGTGATCAATACCATCATTTGTGATGCTTAATGTGACATCACCGGTTGAAGCCGAAGCCGTTATACCCGTGCCGCCCGTTATTGATCCAACATCACCGGCGTCGTCTGAATATAATTCCGTGAAGTTGTCATTTACTTTATCAAATGCCGTTCTTAACGGATCACCAGTCCCGTCATTCGCGGTTGTTCCAATATTGATTGTTTGTTTAGCCATTTTATTTTTTTATATTTCTGTTGCGTCTGATTTTATTGATGTTGTGTCGGATGTATACGATGTCGTGTCAACCGTCAAATATGATCCACCGGCGGTGATTGGATAAACAATACCCCATCCGTTCGCTTCGTTTGCGTTTCCCCACCAAGTAACCGAATAAATTGATCCAAATGCCATATTATAATAATTATTTTTTTGTCTTTTTGTTATATAACGAAGTCAAAAATGTTTTTAATTTGACGACGTTTTTTTCTTTTGGTTTATATGTCCTTACAATACCCATCCCGTGTAAAATTGTCCCGTGATTGGATTCACGTCATCATTTGAATTTGTATTGTATTCTGGATATTTAGAAGCGGATTCAAAACTTAAATGATCAATCAATCTGTCCGCATAAAATTGCATCACCGACCTTTCTTTTTCGACAAGATAATCGACTTCTTCTTTTGATACCGATTCACCGGTTTCGGATGTGTGTTTAAAAACACCTTTATTCCCGAATGTATAAGAAGCGAAAGGAATATATTGAACCGCTGCGGCATGAATTAAAACGGGTTTTACATATGTTTCAACAAGCGTCAAATAATTACCACTCAAAGACGACCCTTCAATGTCGGTTTGAATTTTTTCATATAAATCCGTTCCAAGCAATTGTTGAATTGTTATCTCTTGGGCAATAAGCACATATTGAATGAATTTATCGGTGTCGATGTTACCACCTAAACTTGTGAATTTTACCAAGTCTTTCCGTGAAATGAATAGTCCTTTCGCCATTATTTAAAATTTGGGTGATGTCCGTTGTTCGGCATGTCTTTGGGTGCCTTCTTGGCTTCCTTGTGACCCGCCGGTCTTGGACGATATGATTTTGGTATTGTGTCGACTTCTTCAGACGATGACAAGGCCTTATCTTCGACATATTCGCCGTCTTTCTTTTTAAGACGATATAAGCGTTCTTCGAAAAAATGACCACATGAAACCCCACCTTTGTACTTAAAAATGTCATAAGGTTGCCCCTTGTGTCCGTGTGATTTGTTTAATCCTTCACGTGACGCCTTATCGATGTCTTCAAGACGATAAACAACACCGTTTCGAGTTCTTGCCATCATATCCTTACAAAACTTCCTTGAATTGCCGCTTGTATATTTTTCTTCGTAAGCATATCGAACCTTGTAAACTGATTTGTCAAGATACGATTCGCCACTTGGTTTTGATTTTACGGATTCAAGTTCGACCATTCCGTCGATGACTTTTTTCGTCCAAGTTTCCAAATCTTCATTTTCTTCTTTGTGTTCACGTTTACCGATAAGTTCATATTCTTCCATTGTTTCACCAACAAGAAGATCAATCATATTGTCGCCTTCTTCGTCTGAAAAATTCTTGGATAATTTTACCCCGGTTTCTTCTTCACGTGCTTCGTCTGTAATTGCGTTGTCAGTTTCAATGAATTCCAACGGTTGAAGTGTTTTGAAGTATAATTTTAAGGATATGTCGTTGACTGCAAGGATTTCGTCCATTGCTTCGCAAATCATATCTTGATATGGTCTTATTGTGACGTTGTTAAACAACAAAGACGCCGTTTTGATTTCGTCGGCATTTGATCCAAGACCATTGTTTTCCGTACGCATTCCCAAAAGAAGAGGTGACGTTACACGATGCGCAATGATAAGTTTGTTTTGACATTCCCTTGAAAGATATTCATAATGACTTGGAGCGTCATTTAATGCCAAATCGTCAACCGTGGTTTTTGATTCTTGGTTGTTGTTGAATGCAACAATTACCTTTTCACCCTTGGAACCGGTAAGTTTGTTCATCACTTCATTTTTGACACGAATTTGCGCTTCGACGTCCGGGATTCCGTTGTTGAAATTCACAACCTTTGTACCGGAAAAACCATTTTTCACGTCATTGATAAGATAATCGGAAATTTCACATTCAAGTTCCGCATATGACGTTTCGTAATCTTGTGGACAATAATAATCGTATCCCGAAATATATCTTTTGATTATTTTGATTTCCGGTTCTTTTCCATTTCCGCAACCAAATGCCGCAATTCTTTTTGGTTTCTCGTTGTGTTTTACTTCATTCCATTTCGGGTGATAATAATACGCTTCGATTTTACCTTCTTCGTTCATCTTTTCAGCGCGCAAAGTTTGTCTTGGAAAATGTTCAGCACTTACAACCTTGCCATCACGTCTTAAAACTTGAAATGAGCCTTCCCCTAGCATTTTAAAATCAAGAATGACCTTACGCATACATGAATGACTAAAGATCGATTTCATGGCTGCATATTGATCCGGTTTGGAAGATGAATCAAGTGCGTCAATTCCTTTTCCATAAATCATTGAAGAAATACCGTTTATGATTGCGCCGTTTGTCGTTGAATTGACAAATAAATCAATAAGGTATTGATAATAATTATTATCGTCCCCATAAGCAACCCAATCTTTTCGTTTGTCTTCAATGACTTTGGGTTTAACGTAAGACGACAAATTTATGATGTGTGTGTTATCCATTATAAGAATATAAATTCATTTTCCGTTGTGTGTGGTGTGTATTCCGATTCATTAACCGAATACGAAGAAACGGTTTGATTTGTGCAAAATATTTTGTCCTTAAACACGATTTCCGACGATGTGATTGTCAAAAGATAAAATGTGTCTTCTTTTAAACTGAATGTGTCGGAATGTTGGTAATAATAAAGATTTTCCGTAAATGTCGTCACGTCTTGATTATATACGTCCGAATTTGAAGATTCGTTTGTGATCTTGATATTGTATGTCGTTCCTTGAGTATATTCTCGAGGGATAAAATTTATCGTTTGTGACGATCCGGATTCTTGTAAGATTATCATATTAATATAATAAAAAACCCTTCAATTTGTTATAATAAAAAAGGGCATCCAAATGGACACCCCTTTAAAATCAAATGAAAAAATTCTTATGAATTCGTTCCCGCCGTTACGGTCACCGTTGATGTTAAACCACCAAATGGATCCGCTTCGGTTGCACCTTCCAAGAAGTTCGCCGGAACTTGTTCTTGTGCGCTCAATGTTAATGTATAACCACTCAAGTCACCCATTGCACCACCAGTCACAATTGTTCCGCCGTTTACTTCAGCACCGTGTTCAGCACCCATCAAGAACGCATTTCCGTTATAATCGTGAACAACAACTTGTGGTCGTCCGTATGCTAGAAGTTTCAATTCTTTGTGGTCTTCTTTTGACAATTTTGTCAAAGTCAAATTCAATGCTTGTTCAAAGAACGTTGTTCCGTTTTCACGTGATGCCGTGAATGTTTGTTCAAACGATGAATTTCCTTTTAATTCGTATTTGTATGCGGTAACCGCACCAAGGTCGTCAATGACGTCCGTGTCTGTCGAATCGTAAGTGATTGATATATCACCGTAATCGATGAAATAAACCGCCTTAATTCCGCCGACAACGTCTTTACATGGAACCTTTCTTCCTAAACTTAAATCGCAAGCCATATTTTTGTTTTTTTATAAAAAAAAAGGGCGGATGAACCGTTTGGATCGCCCACCCCTTTTCGTTGATTAATTATTCTTAGTTTGCGGAATTTGTGATTCCGTATGTAGTAATGTCTTCAGCGATTGCATACTGCACGCCTCCGGTCATTTTCATGATCACACGAACGTTGTCGCTTCCGTCTAAGTCGGACATATCCAAAACTTTGACCAAATTTGTGTCATTTAGAATCCCGGTTCCAAAGAATAAATTTGATTTCTCTGCCGCGATTGCCGTTGAATCTGCAAGACCATTCGCAATTGCGATAGAAACTCCGTCAAATGATAATGCACCACCATTCCACCATTGCGTTCCTTGTGATCCAACACCGGCGTTTGATGTCGCTGCTACTGAAAAACCACCAAGGGCGCGCACGTAAGCACGTGCAATATCTTGTGAAACGTATATTTTTAAGTCTTCACTTCCGTATAAACTTGAAGGAATTGCGTCAACAATACTTCCCAATTGTGCGATCACATTTGAAGCCGTTACCGTTGTTCCGGCAATTTCTTGTGCTGCGGGAAGGTTTGCATCCGCTGCGATAAGTGTTGAAATCCCATCGAAGTCACCACTTGTTGAAGCGTCACCCGCCCAAATGTTTTGTTCGACTCTTTGTGCAACTTTTCCGGCAACGTGTCCGATTAAGAAATCTGCAAAATTTGGTGGAAGTGAATCGTGTGCGCTCATTCCCATGTCAATCGCTTCCCAATCCCCTCTAAAATCAGCCTTACATAATTGTAAATTTACTTTTAATTCCTTTGGTTCAAGAATTCTTTCAGTCAATGTCAATGTTGATGTCGCAGTAAAATCACAAGATGCATCTTTTAAGATTGCGTCGGTTGAAACTTTTTTCAAAACTTCTTTGTGCTTCACGTTCGGTTTTACTGTAATTAAACCATTTTCGATTGTTGATCCCGAAAGAAGTGATGCGGCAATATATTCTTTTCCGCCTGCTCCGGAATATGAAGTTGTTAAACTTGTCGTTGTACTCATAATTTATTTATTTTAAAATTTATTTGTTGATTTGTGATATTTTTTTCATCACACGATCCATTGTATTTTGTGGACGTGATTGACCATATAAGAAATTGATTTTCTTGTCTTCGGTTTCGGGGTTGTGTGTTACCTTTTCAACTGCGGACAATTCTTCTTTAACTTCTTCTTGTACTTCTTCAGAAACTTCTTCCGACATTTCTTCTTTTTGAATCATTGCCTTGATGTCTTCAATCATTGATTTAACTTCGGCAAGTTCTTCTTTTGTCGCGTAATTCATTTCTTCTTTTTCTTCTTCAAGATTTTCTTCAGT